ATTTCCGCCCGCACGCAGCCAGGGCGGCCGGTGCAGGACGGATCACGCCACTCGCCCGGCCCGCCGGGGTCAATGACGCGGATCACGCACGCCGGGCACTTCAGGTCGGTCATGGCTCCCCCTCCTCCTCGCTGATCTTGATCTGCGTCGCCGACAGGTCGTAGCGGACCCACGGGCGTCCGCACGTCGGGCACTCGTCCTGTGGGTCTTCACACCACAGACGCCCCTCCCCGTTGTCCTCCAGCGTCCGAATACAGTCCGCGCACGCGGGCTGGAGGTAGATCGTCGCGTGGGTGGTCACGTCGCCGGTCATCGCGGGCCTCCGTCGGCGGCACGCGCCTTGAGCGCGGCGATGCACATGGCGAGGGCGGGGGTGGCGGCGTGCGCCGCGTATACCTGACGGCTAATCGTCAGCACCGCGCATCCTCGCCTATGCGGTTTCTCGCGCGGGCTGAAGTACACCTCTTCGTCGGCCCCCTCCGGGACCAGCGTCAGGGCGGCGTCGAGGAACGCGCCCGACAGGATGAGGCGGATGATACGGAAATGCTCCCTCGCTGGCAGCTTGAGCGCGTCCACAACCCACAAGAGGTCGTTGCTCTGCGTTTCAGCAGTCGCGGCCTCCAGCCGGGCGATCAGGTCAGCGAGCATCGGGGCCTCCCTCTGCGGGCGGGGTGGCGAGAGCGCGGATGGCTTCGGCGATGCGTCCGGCTAGATAGTCGTGATCCCACAGACGCTCTCCGCGCCGCGTCATGTCGTCCTCGACAACCCGCGCCGCCTCCTCAATCCCCTCTCGCCGGCCCCGCTCGACAAGCGCGGCGTCGCGGGCTGCGGCAGCGGCGGGGGTGTTGGTGAGGGCGGCGTCAGTTTCGCGCACGAGGCAGAGAGTGAACCGGGGGTTGGCACTTCCGCAGTCACCCCGGCAGTCCGGGCAGCCCGTGCGATACCACCGATCCAACACCTCCCGCAGCGCCGCCTCTCGCGCCAGCGCCTCGTCGCGATGATTGGCTGCCGCTTCCAGTGCTTTCGCGATGTAGCGCGCCTGTGCGAGGGCCACGTCGCGCTCCCGCTCGGCTGCCTCGGCGCGGGAGAGGAGGGCGGCGACCTCGCTGCTCGGGGTGGTGTCGATGGTTTCGGCCAGCGCGTCCCAAGACGGCGCGCGCCACGCCATTGTGGTGTGAGACGTCTCGCCTTGAATGGTCAACCAAATCTTGACGCCACCTTCAAGTTCGGCGGCGTCAACGGACGCCCGTTGAGTCGGTACGGAGTTCGTGTCGATAGTCATAGCCTCGCCTCCTCGGTCGGCACGGTGAACGTCAGGGCCTCAAGTTTCGCGATCCGCTTACGAAGCGAGGCGATCTCGTCGCGGCGGCGCTTTTCGGCGTTGGCGAGTGCAGCAGCCGGGTCCGCGAAGGCGTCGCGGTTGACGCGGAGGCTGTTGTAGTCCCGCGTGCGCCCATCAAAGACGTAATCATCGGACAGGCTGTGTTCGCGCACGGGAATGAGGATCACGCCCCCGGTCAGCGCATACTTCGTCACGTACATCTTCATCGCTTCGTCTCCCCATCCATGCGCGAAAGAATGTGTCTGGCTTCGGGCGTGGCCTTGTTCCACGCCACCCGGTACAGCGCCCGGCGCGCGGCCTCGTCGTCGCCAGTGTGCCGCCAGAGAAGGTCGGCCAGCGTGATCGGGTCGAAGCCAAGCATGGCAAGCCTATCGTGCGGATTGGCGGGACCGTCCTCGGGACGGTGGGGCGTGGGAACGTGAAGCCAATGGTGTGTGATCCGGGACACGGGGATCGTCCACCGATCCTCGACCCGACGGCCGAGCGCGTGCCCGACGGCGTGCCCTTGAAGGTGGTGAGCTTCCCCACCGGCCGGCAGCTCGTAAACGTCTTCTCCCATGGCGATGGCGGCCACGTCGGGAAGGCTCCTCACGAAGCGCAGATGCGCCGCGCTGTCGCCTTCGCGCGCCTTGACCCGCCGAGCCAGTGGCTCCTTCTCAATCCGGCGGGGCCTCATGCCACACCCCCATCCCATCGCCGCACCATCCGGTAGCAGTGCGCGGGCAGCCGGCGGATGACGTCGCGGCCGAACTCGGCCTCCACGATCAAGGCGTTCCCGAGATACCACATGCCCTTGATGGTGCCCACGCCGATAGTCGGATCGTTGATGTTTTCCACATCGTCACCGATGCAGTATTCGACCAGCGGCCGGTGCATCGGGCGGCGATCGTCAAGGACGATGATTTGCGCGGTCATGCAGCCCTCCGTTCGCCAAGGATATCGTCCACGCGGGCCATGAGGTCGTCCCGGCCGGTGCCAGGGATCAGGTGCCCGGTGACTAGGGACAGCACACTTTCCATCCACCGGCTAAACTCGGCTTCGTCCATGGCGTCAAACGACGTGGACCTGAGCCGCATGATATCCCGGCCGCGCACGGTGTAGGTATCGTAAAGTCCAAGTCCGATTTTGATCGCGTCGTGCATGGCCTCGGGCGTGGGGAACGTTCCGCCTTCCCCGCCTTGGGCGTCCCATGCGACCTGCATAACGGCCCAAAACATCCGGTGGCGACGGAGGTTGCGCGACTGCGTAATGCGCGCCCGCACGCGCACCCCCGGCCGGATGCTGTCCAAGGCTTCCAACGAAACCGGGTCGGCGGCCACAAAGCTGCCGTCCGGTCGCCGCACAAGGATGGCGTCGGTTGCCATCAGTCCAGCCCCTCACCGGGGCGGTACGTGATCCACACGGGGACGCAGGCGATCGGCCCGTTGACGCCATGATGAAACGTCGCGTCGTCTCGACTGCGGTAAAAGCGCTCCATATCCGGGTACACGTTCACCCACCGCGTCACCGTTATCGGCGGATCGGGGGCGTTGATGATGTCCAAGTTAGAGGTGGCGACATTCGCGACATTCGCGACATACACCCCGCCAATCGTCCACGTCTCCGGGTCGAAGCCCCCATCAATCAAACCGATAACCGGGTGCAGCGTGTCCGGCCCATCAGTGCAGAGCACCCGCACCTTCCGCCCGTTGCGCGTTTGAACGGGCTTCGTCCAGTCGATAGCCATGGCTCAATCCCCCGCGTCAAGAATGGTGGTGTCGGCCGCGCCCTCGACGGGGGCGGGCATCTCGGCCAGCGCGATGCGCCGCTGGTCAATAAGGTTCGCAAGCCGCGCGTGCGCCTTCGGGTTCGCTTTGGACACTCCCCCCATCGCAACGGCGTTGTGACGCACCCACGCCTCTAGGTCGGCGGCATCCGTCGCCCCGTTGATGGCGGCGGCGTAACGCTGTCCCCACGCGATCCAGTCGGACCCTTCGCCGTCGCTCAGGACCGGCACGTCGATGCGATGCGGATACCTGTCGGGCGTGGGTTCCGGCTTCACCAAGCGCGGCGACGGCGGCGGGGCCGAGGGCTTGGGCGCGGCCGGCCCCTGCGGGCCATCGCCATCCGCGTCGCCGTCGTGCGCGGGCTCGCGGTAGTCTTCGCCCGTGGGCACTTGGAAAAGGCCCAGGATGAAGTACTTGCGCGCCGCCGTGTGGCACTTGTTGGCGGCCTTGTCGTCAAACCCGCCCTTCTGGTTGCGGCACCCGCTCATGCCGGTGTGGACCGGGCGCTCGGGCCACGTCTCGCCAGACGAGTGCGCCAGCGTGAACTGGTAGCGCACCGCCAGAACCCGGCCGTCGTCCATGAACTCGCGGTCGATTTCGTGCTGGAAGATGACCAGCCCATGTTCGCCCATGAGGGGCTGGATACGGTCCAGCAGGTCCCCGATGGTGGCGTACTTGTAGCCGTGAAACGGGTTCTTCCCGCGCTTCTGGACGTAAATGTCACTCGCCATGATCGCGGAGATGGCCTTGATGATCTGCCCGGTCGGGGCGGCTTCGGCGTTCATCACGCAGCATCCTTCAGCTTGATGTGAACCGCGTTGTTCTTCGCGCGGCTGACCACGATGTCGGACCAGATTAGCTTACCAACGTCGTCGGGCAGCAGATCCTTGATGTTCTTCGCGGCGTCCCGATTGGCCTTCGCGGCGGCTTCCGTGTTCGCCCAAAAGGTGAGGTGCGTCTGCATCGCGCCGACCCAATTCGGCAACGGGTCGCCGCGCTCCTGCATGACGTTGAGGTTGACAGTGCGCCACTTCTCCTGGGGCACCGGGGCGGCAATGGGAGCCGGGGGCGCGGGGTGCGTGAACGACTGCACGCAGCCCCAGAACCAGTCGATTCTTTCCCAAACCGCCGCCTCGTACTCGGGCGTCCATTCGAGGATGTGCAACTCGGGCTCGTCCCCGCCCGACGAGACCAGCAGCGCCGCCGCCTCGGCACCGACGCACGCCCGCTGCACGACCATTTGAGGCGTGTAGTAGGCCAGCACGTCTGGCACCTTGCGCCACCGGCCGGGGGCCTTGGCGTCGATGACCAGCGATAGGGCCGTCTGCATCCCGTCGAGCGTCGCGCTGACATAGGGCCGGGTCGGGTGGGTGACGCTTTCGCCCCGGCGGGTGATCGCGTAGCCGCTCTTGCGTTGATGCCAGTCGAGGATGGCGGGCTCTAGGGCCACGCCCCGTTGCACGTCCCACACATCGGACAGGTCCACGACGACCGTCTCACCGACGCACACAAGCCACTGTTCCGTGATGCGCTTCTCGTTCCCTACCATGAGCGCGGGGACGAAGGACGCCGGCACCTCACGGCGGGCGGCGGCCTGTTCGGGGGTGAGGGTCATCGGATCGTCCTCGCAGGGCTGGCATCGGCCATGTGAACGGCCAGAAGCGCGGTGTTCAGCGGGGGATGGTTCGCCCACGGCGACGGCCGGCGGCGAAACAGCGCGAAAAAGCGGCGGATCACGACAGGGCCTCCACAAAAACCCACGCGGCGTAAAGGACGGCGAACAGCGCGCCCATCGCCACGAACTCGATTGTCGCGCGGATCATCGCGGCATCCTTTTCCGGCGCATGGGCACGCCAGCTACCTTGACAAGCCGGGTCACCGTGTTGGCGCTAACCATGAGCCTCTCGGTAATGGACGCCAACGCCTCGCCATTAGCGTATGCGTCAACGACCGCGCGCACCACTTCCGGCTTGATCCGAGGGCCACCGCCCGCCGGCCGGGGCGCGTGCCCCGCAGCTTGCGCCAAGATGGAGACATAGCGCGGGTGCGTGCCGTGCGTCATGGCGATGACGACCAGCTTCTCGCCGGCCACGTAGTCGCGGATGATCGCGGCCTTCGTCTCCGCAGGGATCGGGGTCCCGACCGGCATTAGGCTACCTCCCCGCCATTCACCCACCCGCGCAGACGGGCCGTAGCCTCGATGTAATCTAGCGCCGCCAGCACCTCGCGCCGGTCGGGCTTCCCAGACCAATACTCACGACCCTCGGGGATCGTCTTGTCGCGGCACCCCACGCGGACCCGAAGAACGCCGTCTCGGACCCACCCGACGCAGCGCCAGCCGTCAGGCGTGCCCGCGTCGATGACGGCTTTGGCGCCGGCCAGATTGGCGTCGGCCAGATTGGCGTCGGCCAGATCGGCGCGGGCCAGAGTGGCGCGGGCCTTGACCGCCAGCTTCACGGCGACGCTGAGCCGCGCGCTGGCGCTCGCGCCGTCGTGCTCGGCCGGCAGGTCGGCGCTAAACAGGACTGCGCCCGTCTCGCGATGCTTGATTTCCATCGTGGTCATCACGCGGTCTCCGTCTCAGGATAGGCTTTGCGGATAGCCGCTTGTGCGGCAATCGTATCATCGCCGTGGTAAATGACCGTGACCGGACGGATGGCATCCAGCGGGGTCGCGTAGACCGTCAGCCCGAACTGGTCGAACGTGACGGTGATACCGGCCGGGCCGATGCGCTTAGACACGGCGCGGGCATCGCCGATCAGGGCGTCGGCGCTCATCGCACGGCCTCCAGCGCACGCTCGACGTTGGTCGCGACGTAGCCCGGCAGCGGGTTGACGATCGACCCGATGAGGTCGGCGCGCATGTCGCTGAGACCGGCGTCGATCATCGCGACCCCGGCGGGATACGCGGCCTCAATCGCGGCGCGGAACTGACGGATGGCGCGCTCGACCGCAATGGCGGTATCGACCGCTGCGTCGTCCCGCTCGTCAAGCGATGCCCTGACGCGGGCCATGTAATCGGCAGAGTACATCACCGGCCCTCCGCCTTGGCGAGGGCTGTCTTGGCCGCCTCGACGGCGTCGGCATAGTTGAGCATCATGGCGACGTCGCCTTCGTCCTGCGCGTCGTGGTACGCGACGAAAAGCTTCACCGCCGCGTACATCTCCGGCGCGGCGGCAATCAAACGAGCGTCGGCCATCTTGCGCGCTTCGGTAAACTGCGAAGTGTGAACGTAGCCGACAGCGACGCCGGTCGGCTCGTAGATGCCAATGGTCTTCTTGCCCTTGTGGGCCACCCACGGCCCCCGCGTGTGTGTCATGGTAATGGTCATTGCGTCCTCCATTTGCCCCGAAAGTCCCCCGCCGCAGCCGGTGAGGCGCGGCGGGGTAGGTCGGGGAGGCATCGGCGGGAGGTGCCGACAAGGAAGACGGTACGCGGCGTCACGGCCCCGCGCAAGCAAAATAAGTTCGGAACGTACCGAAAAAATTTCGCATCCGGCTTGACCGGGCCGGGGACGGCGCGTACTATCTCGATATGCAGCACGCAACCATCATCAATCTGTGGCCGACCATCGCCGAGTGCTCGCGGGACGTCGGCCAGCCGTATGAGACCGTGAAACAGTGGCGCCGCCGGAACAGCATCCCGGCGGAGCACTGGCGCGCGGTCATCGCAGCCGCAGACGCCAAGCAGTTTGAGGGCGTTACGCTTGACGCTCTAGTGAGCGGCCTTGCGTCGGCTCGCGAGGCGGCGTAATGCCCGCATTGAGTTTCGGGCGCCTCAGTAACTCCAACGGGCGGCCCCGCGCCCGAGTGTACCAAGCTGGCCTCGCCAGTCCGCACCTGCCCGGATGGACATTGGGCGCGGATATCGGCGCAATCCCACTGAGGCGCGGCTTCGGCCGCCATGCATGGGCAAGGCTGGCGCCGGGGGTCACCAATGACCGGTGACCACATCCTCCTCTTCGGCCTTGCGACCCTGGCGGCGCTTTCCGTCGTCGGCGTGTTCGCCCTGCTTTTGCGGGCGGTCGAGGAGATAGTTGAGAAGGCGATGGTCGACGCAGACGATTGACCCGATTTTTTCGCAAACGAGGAGCAAACGAGCATGGAGCCAATTCTTTTGACTATCCCCGATGTTTGCGCGGCCCTCAAGATTGGCCGCTCAACGCTTTACGAATGGATTTCCGCGGGCAAAGTTCGCCCCGTGAAGATTGGCAAGATGACGCGGATCAAGGCTTCGGACCTTGCCGCTCTCGTCGCGAGCTTCGAGGAGGCGCGCGATGCAGCCTGACGCCGGAACGCGAAACCCCGCCGCGCCGGATTGCGAGACCGGTAGCGCGGCGGGGGCGAGGACATCCACGAACAACAACAGGGCGTCCTCATTGCTAAAGATAACAGATTGTCTGCCAATTGCAACCGCATTGCTAGGGGGGGCGGTCTGATGGCCCACCCACCCGGAAGCATCGTATTCGGCCGGCCGTGGTCGGATGAAGAAGACCGCATCCTGACGCGCATGAGCCTTGACGGAGCGCGGGACGTCGAGATTTCGAGCCGGCTTGATCGGTCTGCCGCGTCGGTCTACCGCCGGAGAAACCGCCTCGGTTTGACGGTGGACAGTGGCCGCGCCAACATCATGCGGACGAAAGCCGCCAGCGAGGCGCGCAAACGCAGGATCGAAGGCCCGGACGCCGTGGTGCGCGAAATCACGGCCCTAGTTCGCGTTGCGGACATCGCCGAACACTACGCTGGGCAGCGGTATGACGATTGCCCGCGCGCTCGTCGCGACGGCCATAACCAAATGCCAGGACGCACGCCAGACGTCGTGTCGGTCGCTTCAAGCGCGATGGCGTGGTGAGGATGCTAGAGGACATGGCCCTTGACGTTCGGCGGACGATTGCCCTTTGGGTGACCGAGGGCCTGTCCGTCCCTCAGATGTGCGACGTCCTCGGCGTGGCGCGGCCTGATCTGGACACGAACCAGCTTCGCTATGTGCAGCAGCGGGCGCTTGCCCGGTGGCTCGCCATGGGCGCGGCGGACATTGATCATCACACAGGAAACGGAGGTTGATGTGGATGGGGTTTACGGAGAGTTCATCCAAGCCAAGTCGCAACTTGCGGGGGAGTTTGGATTTGAGCCGACGTTTCTGCATCCCGGGTTGCATGACTTCCAGGCAAGCCTTGTTACATGGGCTGTCAAGCAGGGGCGGTCGGCTATGTTTGCCGACTGCGGCTTGGGCAAGACGATCATGCAACTTACGGCGGCTCAAAACTGGGTTGAACGCGAGAACCGGCCGGTTCTGATTTTGGCCCCGCTGTCCGTGTCCATGCAGACCCTCGAAGAAGCTCAGAAATTTGGCTTCGACGCAGAGAGGTCGCTTGACGGGAATAGGCGGCAGGCGAAGATCGTAACCTCGAATTACGAGCGACTTCATAAGTTTGACCCGAGCGATTACGCCGGGGTCGTGTGCGACGAAAGTTCGATCATAAAAAATTTCGAGGGATCGAGGCGGTCTGAGATAACCGATTTCATGCGGAAAGTTAAGTACCGCTTGCTTTGCACCGCAACCGCCGCTCCGAACGACTACATCGAACTGGGAACGTCGTCGGAGGCCCTTGGTCAAATGGGGCATATGGACATGCTTTCGTCGTTCTTTAAGAACGATGAGGACAGTCTTCACCCCGCGTTTATCGGATCGAAGTGGCGGTTTAAGAGGCACGCCGAGGAGCATTTTTGGAGGTGGGTTTGTTCGTGGGCGCGGGCCGTTCGAAAGCCGTCCGACCTAGGGTTTGACGACCGTAGTTTCGTCCTGCCGGAGCTGACCGAAACCGAGCATGTCGTGGCTTCCCCGCCTCAACCGGGGACGCTGTTTCCGATGCGCGCCACGACCCTAGAGGAGCAAAGGGTCGAGCGAAAGGCTACGGTCAAAAGCCGATGCGAAAGGGCGGCCGATTTGCTCAATCACGACGATTTCGGCGTTGCGTGGTGCCAGTTGAATGAAGAGGCGGATTTGCTGGAAAAGCTGATCCCCGGATCGGTGCAAATCAGCGGGGCAGATAGTGATGACCGCAAAGAGGAGGTTATCGAAGCATTCAGGCGGGGCGAAATCAAGAAGCTGGTTACGAAGCCTCGGATTGCTGCGTTCGGCATGAACTTCCAGCATTGCGCTCACATGACGTATTTTCCTGATCACTCGTTTGAGCAGTATTACCAAGCGACTAGGAGGTTTTGGAGGTATGGGCAAAAAAGGAACGTGAAGATCGACAATATCATCTCCGAAAGCAACGTCGGGGTATCATTGAACCTTCGGCGTAAAGCCGTCGCCTGCGAAGAAATGTTCGCGGCGATGGTCGATCAAATGAACAACGCGATGAAAATCCGCCGGTACACCAATCACACCAAGGCTCAGGAGATGCCGTCATGGCTGTAATCGACCAGATCATCACCAACAATTACGCGCTGTATAACGGGGATTGCTGCGAGGTGTCTCGTAGCATCCCGGATGCGTCTATCGGCCTGTCGGTGTATAGCCCGCCGTTTTGCGGTCTGTACAATTACAGTAGCGACGACAGGGATATGAGCAACAGCCGAACGTATGAGGAGTTTTTTGAGCACTACGGGTTTTTGCTTGACCAAGTGTCTCGCGTTACCAAACCGGGCAGGATTTCCGCAGTGCATTGCATGGATATCCCGAACCCAGGGCAGAGGGACGGTTACTTTGATCTTCCGGGGCGGATCGTGGCGATGCACGAAGCGCGCGGGTTTTACTACTTTGGTCGGGTCGTCGTGTGGAAGGAGCCTCTTCGCGTTGCGATACGAACGCGGTTGAAGCACTTGACGCATAAGCAGTTGGTGAAGGACAGCGCGCAAAGCACGATTGCGGCTGGCGACTTTGTTCTGATCTTCAAGCGTCGCGGGGAGAACGCGGAGCCGGTAACGCATCCCCTTGGGTTTGACACATATGCGGGGGCGCGGGAGGTTCCCGAGGCGCTTTGGCAGTATCGAGGGGTGGACGATCAACGCGAGAATAAGCTATCGCATTGGATTTGGAGGCAGTACGCTTCTTGCGTGTGGGACGACATTAGGATTGATCGCGTTCTGCCGTACCGGGAGGCTAAGGAGCCGGACGACGAGAAGCACGTCCACCCGTTGCAGCTCGACGTGATCGAGAGGTGCGTCCAGCTATGGAGCAACCCCGGCGACATCGTGTTGACGCCGTTCATGGGTGTTGGGTCAGAGACGTATGGCGCGGTTGTTAATGGTCGCCGGGCTATCGGGGTGGAGTTGAAGCCGTCGTACTACAAGCAGGCCGTAAAAAACACGGCAGCCGCCTTGGATGGGCGGAAGGATACGTCTGATTTGTTCGCAACCGCTCCGTAAAAGGTTGTGGCATGGCTCGCATCCGCTCCATACACCCAGGGTGGTTTACAGATGAGGCGTGGGTGTCGGTATCGATGCCGGCGCGCATCCTTGGGATTGGCCTATTGACCGAGAGCGATGATTGCGGCGCCTTCGAGTGGAAGCCGCTGACGCTCAAAATGAGGCTATTCCCCGCCGATAGCGTAAACGTGACTGATCTTCTTGCGGAGTTGGAAGGCGCTGGATTGATCAAAAGGTACGAACACGGCGCCCGTCATTACGGGCTTGTTCGGAACTTCATGCGGTTTCAGCGCCCGAAAAAGCCGAAATCAGTCCACTTCATCCCCGAGGCGTTACGCCATTTCGTCGGCATCGCGCCCGAAGATGTGGAACCGGACGTCGAATATCGCGATCCAGTTCCGACTTTTTCGGAACCGACGCGAGTTGATGCGCCTCCGGTTCCCCAATCGTCGGAAATCGTCCCGCAGATGGAGGATGGAGGATGGAGGATGGAGGATGAAGATATAGAGGCTGGCGCCTCTATATCTCGAAAGCGAGCGCGCCAGTCGGTTGCGGATGAGCGGTTTTCAGAGTTTTGGGCCGCATATCCGCGCAAGGCTGACAAGCGCAAGGCCGAGAAGGCTTGGGGCGCAGCGATCAAGCGCGCCGACCCGGATATCATCATTCGCGGCGCGGTTGCCTACGCCGGGGAGCGGAGCGGAAAAGACCCGGCTTACACCAAACACCCGACAACGTGGCTTAACGCGGATGCGTGGGCCAATGAACCGGAGCCCGATCATGTCAGGATTACCGATCACGACCCGCACTCCCGTCGCTCAGACCGGCGCGGGGCCGGCGGCATCTTGGCAGCCGTCGCAGACCTTGAGGCGGCTGATCGCAGACATGCCGATTTCGGTGATGGGTTCTGACGGCCAGTTTGAGACGCGCAAGGGCTGGATCGCGCCGCGATGGGTGGACCCGCGCGATGCGGCCGAGGCCCGGCGGTACGCGGTGGCGATCACCCAGGAACTTGACCGGCGGGCGGAGGACCCGGTGGTTCGGCGGTGGCTGGCATCGCTGGCGCTGGCGGTCGCGGGGTCCATGAACGCCGAGGACGCCAAGGCGAAGTTGCAGGTGATGACGCTGATCTTCGCCAAGCGGTATCCGGCAATCATGTGGACGGACGATCGGCTGGCCGAAGTGGCGTGCGCCTGTAAATGGTTTCCCAGCGCGGCCGAGCTATCGGCTATCTTGGATGGGCATGTTGAGCGGATGGCAGACGAGCGCGATCGGGCCGAAAGGGTGGCGAGCGCCTCGACCGCCGGAACGGAGGCGCCTGACACGTCGGCTGACCATGCCGATGAGCAACGCGCGGCACGGGCGGCAATGGAGCGGGTGCGCGAGCGGATCAAGCCGCGCGGCCCTTGGGGCGAGGGCCTTCGGTCGTGGGCGGATGTGGCTGAGAACACGATCAAGGCGAAGTGGGTGACCTGCGGGGGCAAGCGATGATCCTCGGGCTTGACCCCGGACTGCGGACGGGCTGGGCACTGTCCAATGGCCGGTGCGGGACGTTTGACCTTCGGAGCGAATACGCCGAAGATCAGGGCAAGGCAGGGGCCTTGTTCGCGCGGCGGCTGGCGGATGTGATCGTGGAACACGGCGTCTGTACGGTGGTGATCGAGCGCCCGTTCGGCCGGCACCCCAGCACTGAGTTCGCGGTTTACCTCGCGCGTCGGGCGCATGAGGTCGCGTGGGTCCACCACGTTCGCCGGCATGAGTTCACGCCGAGCGGCATGAAGAAGCTGGTCGCGGGCGACGGGCGCGCGGCGAAAGCGGGCGTTATGGCGGCAGTTGAGCGAGCGGGCCGGTGGGCGTTCACATCGGACCACGAAGCCGACGCCGCTGCCCTAGTCCTCGCATTCGAGCGCATGAGCGCCAAGGAGGCCGCGTGATCTACGGATCAGTGTGCAGCGGAATAGAGGCGGCGTCCGTGGCTTGGGAGCCGCTGGGATGGAAGCCGTCGTTCTTCAGCGAGATTGAGCCGTTCCCGCGCGCCGTGCTGACGCATCGCTTCCCGCGCGTCCCGTTGCACGGCGACTTCACCACGATCAAGGCGGGCGACTATGCAGCTATCAATCTTCTCGTCGGCGGAACCCCATGCCAGTCGTTCAGCGTCGCCGGCCTCCGAGGCGGCTTGGCAGACGACCGCGGCAACCTGGCCCTTGAGTATCTTAGGCTGGCTTCACGCCTGCGGCCCCGATGGCTGGTATGGGAGAACGTCCCCGGCGTCCTGTCGTCAAACGGAGGACGGGACTTTGGTTCCATTCTCGGGGGCTTGGTCGAACTCGGGTATGGGTTCGCCTACCGAGTGCTTGACGCTCAGTTCTTCGGAGTTCCACAGCGCCGCCGTCGCGTCTTCGTTGTCGGATGTGCTGGAGACTGGCGACCTGCCGCAGCGGTACTGTTTGAGCGCCACAGCTTGCAGGGGCATCCTGCGCCGCGCCGAGAAGCGGGGGCGGGATCTTCCAACGGCGCTAAGTTCCGCGCTGCGATCAGTAGCGGACATGGATGGTGGGACGACAGCGATATAGGCGCGACGCTCCGCGCGCAGGACAGCATAACCAAGGCTGACACCCTGATCGCCAGCACCGGCGACATCTCGCACTGCCTCAACGCAGGCGGTATGGGGCGTCAGGACTACGAGACGGAAACGCTCGTCACCCACACCCTTCGCGGCGACGGGTTTGACGCCAGCGAGGACGGGACCGGGCGAGGGACGCCGTTGGTGCTGGGGGCGTTCGGGTGGAACAAGTCGGCGGCGCAGAATATGCGCGTTGGCGACACGACGGATGCCTTTCAAGCGAGTTCATCTAGCAACCCGGCCGTCGCGTTTGACATGCAAGGCCGCGAAGGTGGCGCGCAGTTTGAAGGGCCGCACGACACGGCGAACATTCGCGCGGCGTCCGGTGGATCGTCTCAAAGCTACGTCGCGCACACCGCCGTCCGCCGCCTGACCCCGCGCGAGTGCGAGCGGCTGCAAGGGTTTCAAGACGATTGGACGCTCGTCCCGTACCGGGGCAAGCCCGCGTCTGACGGCCCACGGTACAAGGCGATCGGGAACAGCATGGCCGTCCCCGTGATGCGCTGGATCGGAGAACGCATCGCCGCCGTGGATGCCATCACCGCAGACAGGAAGGCCGCATGACCTACTTCTCCGACCGAGAGCGCATTGAGTGCGCTCTTCCCGCCCGCCTAGTCTGGCACGTCGCCATGACCATCAGCGACGCGAGCCGTGACGCGACCGACGACGCAGGCCGTGCGGAACTGGCGTCCATCGTCTCAGGGCTGGAGGCGAGCTTCAACGCGACGCTTACCGAACTGAGCGACGCCGACCGCTACAAGCTCGCCCGCCGGCTTTACCGCGTGTGCCAACTCGTGACGTCCGACCTAGAGGACCGCCCGGTGGCAACGGCGCTCGTCGCCGCGCGCGAATTGGTGGCG